TTTGTCCTGTTGTATATGTTAAACTATTACCTATTAAAGATTGTGTTGCCACAGAAGAAGTTCCATTTCTAAATAATATACCTTCTTTTCTTAACTCCATAAAAGGTTTTGTATTAGTATTAGCACTCCATAATTTAATATAACCAGGATACATACTTACTATATCTAATGTTGATTGATTATATCCTGATAATATACCAGTATAAAAATTATTTAGATTTAATGATGAACCATCATCTATCATTTCACCTACACCACCTACTGACCAAGAACCATTCTTTCTAACATATTGATTACCATCTACTGGTGCATCACCAATTCCTGTTGTAAATCCAGTCCAATTTCCATTTTGTCTGGCATAAAGTGTTCCATCTATTGGTGCTTCTGGTATTCCACCACCTGTTGATGCTACCCATCCAGCATCTTGTCTAACATAAGGTGTTCCATCAATTGGTGCTTCTTCTATTTTAGAATATATCTGGTTTTGTAAATCTGTAATTTCTGTATATAAATCTGCAATAGAAGCACTTTGTGTATTCAATGTTTGATTGATTGTATAAATAGTATTATTGATTGAGTTTATATCACTCTGTAATCCAGGAATATAACCTAACTGACTATTTATATTATTTAAGGCAGTTTGAAGTCCTGTAATTTGAGAAATTGTAAGAACATCATTACCACTTAATAGAGTATCAATAGAAGCAAAGTTGTCATTTACAATAATGAAAGCATCTCTTAATTTGTCTCCTGTTCCATCATTAGGAATTGTTCCTACATTTATTATTTGGTTCATCTTTTACTTCTTTTTCTTTTTCTTTCTTAACTTTATCATAAAGTTTAGATAATTTAATTATGTCTTTTTCTTTAATCTTGTATTCTCCTCTTTCTTTCTCCATTTAACAACCTCTTTTTTTAAGAAACCAACTTCCATAAGTTTTACCCTTAACAGAACATTTACTTATATATTCAGGAATGTCTTGGTCTTTTATCCAAACCAAAAACTCTCTTTCATATAGATTATAAAGTTTTCTACTTGCTTGAACCAAATAATCAATTTCTTCTTTTGAGATAGTTTCAGAACTATCTGTTTTAGTTTTTGTAATACCATTATTACTAACCATATAAGCACCTTGACTTAAATAAATCTCTGCTGCTCCGTGTATAGTTAGTTCTTTAATATAATCATCATATAATTCAAGATAGATACCAGTTAAAGTATCATTCTCAAAGTCTAAACATATTTTATCATACAAAGTCTTACCTAATAAAGGTTTAATCAATGTATTTTGACAAGCCTTTACTGCTTGTAAGTATCTATCAGGGTCTATGTTACCACCCATAATAGTATTTCTTGTTAAATCTGCTGGTCTTATTAAAATTGTTGTCATAATTATAATTTATTTATATCCTTTCCTATACCTGGTAAATCAGCAACAACAGTGTTATTATTATCCCAATGTGCTCCTACATTAAGTTCTAATACTTTTTCTATTTTTGCTTTGTTAGAACCAGTAGCAAATACTCTACTATCTGGTATGTTATGTTCTTTGGCAAAATTATCTAATCCAGTTTTACTCCATCTTGCTGATACAATATAAACTGTCTTATCTGCTCTTTGTGCTCTATCTAATAAGTCTAAACCTTTTGGAGTAGTTAAGACATCATCAAAGTCAAAACTTATCTTAGAAGCATCCATATCAATTGATGACATTGTTGTTCCTGTTGGATTTGCTGTCTGTATATCTTGAACTCTTAATTCTTCAAAATCAACAAACTCTAATTTAGTATTAGGTGTTACTTTATCAAAAGCCATTTGTAGTCCTGCTAATAAGATTTTTCTTGTAGGTTTAATCTGGCTTCTGTATAAAATCTTTAATGATTGAACCATTTGTTCTGCAACTGAGTTAAACCCAGAAGGCATTGGTAATCCAAATAAAGATTTATCATTTACTTTATGTGACAACATAATTTTCTCAACACATTCTTGTGATAAGAATTGAAATTGAGAAAAGGCATCTGTGATTTCTATACTATCAACAGTAGTAGCATTATCTTTATTATCATTAAATGATACAACTATATTACCAGCGTTAGAAGAACCACTTAAATTATTGATTATAGTTTTTCTTGTCTCTTCCATTGCTTCTTCACTATCTGTTCCACCTTGGTTGATGTTGATTATCTTACCAGCAGAAAAGTTATTCTTAATATGACTAATATAATAATTAGATAGTTCCTCTTCTGTTTGACAATACTGAATACCTGATTGCCAATCAGGTAGAGAATAAACTGGTTGTGCTGAATGTCTTTTAATATAAAGTATTTCAGTCTCTAAACCATTACCTTTACCAAATGCTGGTATCTCAACTGGTTTGTATTTAGTCTTATATTGCCAATCAAATGAATACCAATAAGAAGTTGGTTCATCTGTAATGTCTGCTTCTTTATTCACTGCAAGTGATTTTACAGGCACATAATATAATTTTGATACACTATTACCAAAATTATAAATTACTTGAAAGGAACAAGCCCCTTGTGTCTTAAAATCAGCAACAGCATTTCTTAAATCTTCATCACTTAAAATACTTTCTACATCAATAATGTTATTCTTATCTTCAATACCTTCTCCTAATATATAGTTTGTGAAGTTATCAATAATAGATTGATTTGTAGGAGAGCCTAAATAAGCATTCTCAACTATGTTAAAGTAACTATTATCAACACCATTAGTAATCCATTTTGTAGATTGGTTTAATAATGTTTGAGGATTTACTCTCACATAATTATTCATTTGTAATACGTGTATTCTTTTCATATTTAATTTTATATTTTATAGACATTATTAGTATTTACTGTGTGTAATATGTAATTCTCTAAGTCTGTTTGTATTGTTGCAAGTATTTTACCCCTCCAAATCAATTTGTCATTAATATCCTTTAATGTTGCCTCAAATGTTTCATTATCACTAAACTCATAAAAGAAATCAATTGATAATGAACCATTACCTAAGTCAGTTGCTTGAAGTGGTAATGAAGTAGAGGTTTCTTTAAGTTCCTCCCATAGTGTAAGTATAACATCTTGTGTAAAAAATCTAAAAGGTAAGATTAGATTATAACCACTTACATTAGTTAGTGTAGCATCAGCTGTAATTTCAGTTGTATCAACAGATATAAGTGTTGTATCAACGGTTAAACTATCACCTGAAAAATTATTTATGTTTATTATTTTTAGAGACATATGAGTATCTTTTTATATAAAAACAACTAAAATAACTTTTGTTTATATTATAACAAAAAAAGAGGACTATAAGTCCTCTTTTTATATAATAACATTTAGTTATTATCCTGCTACTGATGCTGTTGCAACTAATTGTATTAAAGCAGTGCTCATTGAACCAGTTAAATACCAGATTGGTTCTTTTTCCATTGCTATTGCAGTCATTGTATAACCATTTAAGCTATCCATTGTTCCTTGAACCTCAGATTTACCTGAAACTTCACATCCGTGTTTTTCTCCCATTAGGAATATATCACCAGAGTTTGCTTCTACAAAGATTTGAGGTCTTCCCCAAGCTAACATTTTGATTTGGAACTCCATTTCAGCAGAAAGTTTAGTTAAAACAAAGTTTAATGTTTGGTTAAAGAAAGTTGTTCCATTATCTCTTGAAGATGTTATATCCTGAGCAAAAGTGTTTCCACTATTTTTTAACTCAAACTTATAAACATCTGTCAAGTTACCTAAATCTGTTAAAAGGTGTCCTGCATCTGTTGAAGAAGTTACAAATTGATAATCTTCATAATTAGCAATATAAATTGCTTTTAATCCAGAAACAGCATCCTTACAAGCTAAAAGGTTCTTCCCTTTTGTTATATCACAAGCCATATTGTTTTTATTTATTTTTTATATTTTAGTAGATTTCTGAGGGCCCTTATTCTGTGCTTGACACTTTTACAGACCCTACAAAAACTCTACTTAATTGTTTTTGATTATACTCTTGAATAAACAATTTCTGAACCAAATGAATAACCTACACCAGCAGAGAATACAATTTTAGTTCTAATGTTTCCAGATAAATCTGTCTCATCCATATCTTTAACAGAAACATTGTTTAAGTCTGCTTCTAATCCAGTTAAGAAACCAAGATTTTTTCTTCTATAAGCTAAGATAGTGTTAGCAGGTAATCCAGCAATAGACAATACAGGAACTCCAATATAATCTAATTCTTTATCACCAACAGGAGAACCAACCATATAATTATTCACTTGTGATAATTTGTAGTTTCTTGCTACATTTGGAGAAACTGCAATAACTACATCAGCATCCTCAGCAATAGCATCAGGAATAGCAAGATAAACTTTTGAAAGTTCTCCTTGAACATTTGCTACTGTTGAAGCAGTTCCTACTACATCAATAACGTCAGCATCACCAACAAATTGAGCTAAAAGACCAGAGAATGAACCAGTAAGTCCAGTACCTTGCCAGATTTGAGTATCAACTAAAGCACCCATATTATCTACCATAGCTAAAAGGATAGCGTCTTGAATAGTAGCAGGAATTTCATTAGCAGCACCAAATAAACCAGCAGTTTGTGCTTGAAATGTTTGGTGAAACTCATCTTTACATAATTCGTGTTTGATTTCATATTTTTTTGTTGCTACTTCTTTATCAGTATAAGTAACAGTTCCTGTTGCATCAAATCCACAAGAATATGGAGCTAATGAAGCAGAATAGTTTAGTTTAGGTAAATAACCTGAACCAATTACATTTGGTAAAACAGTGATTGCACCTTTGTTGATAGTGTCTGCTTTCTTAAATGCTTGAACGAAAATCTCCCCTGCCAATGCACCATTGAATTGAGAGTTGATAGTTGTTGTTGTTGCCATTATTATTTATTTATTTTTTTTGTTATTCTTTCAATAGCAGACAATGTGCTATCATCAGATGTTTGTTTTGCTTTCATTGTTATAGGTGATTGACCTTTAACAACTTCTGCTTTCAATTTAGTAGATGCTACCATCTCCTTTAATTGTGTGTTCTCCATTGTAACTGCTGATTTCTCTTGTGTTAAGGCATCAAGGTCTGCTTGTAATTTAGCAATTTGTGTTTTTAATTCATCAACATTTACATCTTCAATTTGTTTTTCAACCTCAGCAGCAATTGCGTCAGTAGCAGCAACAACTTCATCTACAACAGTTGCTGAAATGTCTGCCATATCTGCTTCTATTGAAGTTGCTGGTAATTGCTCTTGTACTTGGTCTGCTCCTTCTTCTGCTACATCTGATACCTCAACAATAGTTCCAGTCTCATCTGTTTGATACATTTTGTTATCAGCAGTGAAAGTTGTAGATACTACTGGTTGTAAGTTAGCATCATAAACAATGTTTCCAATTTCAAAAGCATCAGCAGTAAGTGGTCCTAATTCAAGAGTATCCAATGAAGCCAATGAAATTGCTTCCTCACTGAAAAGTTTGATTAGTTTTTTTAACATACTCATATTTTCTTTTTTATTTTTGTTGCTTAGTTTTAATGATTTTATGCGCTCTAAGCAATAATCGCATACTCCTTCATTTGTTACTATTTTACTACCACTTAACTCACATTTACAATTGTTGTGGAAAGGTGGTAAGTCTCTTTTTCTCCATCTTGGCATACCTCCTGCCATATCTATTTCATACTCTACTTTGTTATCATTAGAACAAGAACAAGTATGTTTCTTCATATCTATTTTCTCAAACTTAATAAAACTATCTATTGAAAATCCTTTTGCTAATCCAGTTTCAATATATTCACCCCATAAGTTATCACTTAATTTCATTCCTATAACCCAGTCTCCTTTCATTACTGATAATCCAATAGCATTTGCTTTGTCATTTGTAGGGTCTTGAACTATCCAATTCTCTACTACTGTTGTTCCATCTAACCATTTGTTATCCTCGTGGTTGTATGTTGAGTTTGATTGATAACCTTTCTTAAAGAAATCTTGTGATAATCTTTCTATTGTTGGTTCATCAAATGTCAGCATAAATGGTGTCCCATCTTCAAACTCTCTATAAATCTTTTGTTCTGGTCTTAAAACTATACCATACAAAATCTTTTTCTTTTGGTCTGATTGTAATTTAATCTCTACTGGTTGTTTATCCTTCATTGCTATAAAGTCAAATCCATTTGCGGGGTCATCTACAATGGAAATTGCATATAATTCTCCATCTTCCATAGTCTCATATTTTACCTTAAATACATTCATAATATAAAAACAATTCTTTATTTTTTTGTTTGTTTTTCACAATCTTTTTTTGAGTTTTTTAATCTCTGTTAGGTCAATGGTGGTAAGACTTAACAGAGATTAAACTAACTTTTTATATTCATAAGAGAGTAGAGTAGAAGATAAATAAATTATCTACCCACCACTATATAAAAT